AAACGTTGGATGACTGGCATGAAGCTCATGGGCAGAAATCTTGGCCGGCCGCTTACGGAAGCCGAGGGAAAGCGCCTTGGGTGCTTCACCTGTCAGGCACGCCGGGAAATGCTGGCGGCAGCGAGGAAAGAGGCCGGACTGAAGGGCGTGGTGAAGGCCATCCCCAGCGTGATCCGTGACACCGTGAAGAACCCGCCGAAACTCAGGGACAAGCGCAATGGGTGATGTGATCCAGCTCCGTGCGAATGACAGCCTTCGGTCTGTCGTTGCCGGCCTTGGCGACCCTCTGCGCGACAAGATGGCGACGGCTGTCTATGGCCTTCAGTTCATCGACGACTATCAAATCGCGGCGATCTACAAGAGCAACTGGCTAGGCCGGAAGATTGTGGACATCCCGGCGATGGACGCCGTGCGCAAGGGCCGCGACTGGCAGGCGGAACAGGATCAGATCGAACTTATCGAGGCCGAGGAGAAGCGTCTCGGGTTCTGGAACAAACTGCTAGAGGTGAAGGTCAAGGCGCGCCTTTGGGGCGGCGCTGCGCTGTATATCGGTACGGGCGAAACCGACCTGATGCAGCCGCTCAACGTCGAGGCCATGGCGAATGGCGGGATCAGATACCTGACCGTCCTCTCTCGCCGTGACGTGAGCGCCGGCCCTATCGAGCAGGACGTGCTTTCCGAGTTCCATGGGCGACCGGCATATTACGAGGTCACCGGCGCATCCGGCGCCGCCATGGTGCGCATTCATCCGTCTCGCCTGGCTGTGTTTGTCGGTGCCCCGCACGGGGACAGCCTTCTCAGCATGGGGATGAACCAGGGCTGGGGAGACAGCATCATTGAGGCTGTCTATTCGGCGATGAAGAACGCCGACGCCACGGCGGCCAACATCGCATCGCTGGTGTTTGAGGCAAATGTGGACGTGTTCCGCATTCCCGACTTCATGGCGAGCCTCGCAGACCCGGAATATCGCAATCGGCTCATGGAGCGCTTCACGCTGGCTGCCACGGCCAAGGGTATCAACAAGGCACTGATCCTCGACAAGGAAGAGGAATACGACCGGAAGGCCGTCACGTTCGCTCAACTGCCCGAGGTGATGCAGGCGTTCTTGCAGATGGCCGCCGGTGCCGCCGATATCCCCGTGACCCGGCTTCTCGGCCAGTCGCCAGCCGGCATGAGCGCGACCGGAGAAAGCGATCTCAAAAATTACCACGACCGCATCCAGTCTATCCAAAAGCTGGAGATGCAACCGGCCCTCTATCGTCTCGATGAATGCCTGATCCGCTCGGCGCTCGGCAGCCGGCCGCCGGAAATTTGGTATGATTGGGCACCGCTGAGCCAGCTTTCGCAGAAGGAACAAGCGGAAATCGGCAAGATGAACGCCGAAACCGCCGAAATCCTCGGCCGCACCGGCATATTCACGTCTGAGGAGCTGCGCACGGTCGTCGGTAATCAGTTGGTCGAAAATTCGTTCTATCCCGGCCTCGATCAGGCCATGTCCGATACTGGCAATGGCTGGGAGAAGGAATTCGAGGAGGCGCAGCAAGTCGAGGCAGAGGCCAAGGCCAATGCGGAGCAGGCCCGCCAGCAGGCGAACGATGCCGCTCCCCGCACGCTCTATGTCCGCCGCGACGTCCTGAACGCGGCCGAAATCGCCGCATGGGCGAAAGGGCAGGGCTTCGAGACGGTGCAGGACGGACTGCACGTCACCATCATCCACACCCGCACGCCGCTCGATTGGATCAAGGTCGGGCAGGCTGGCGAGTGGTCTTCGGACGAGGACGGCGAGATGACGATTGCGCCCGGTGGGCCTCGCATCATCGAGCGCTTCGGTGAGGCCGTGGTGCTCCAGTTCGCATCCTCGCGGCTGACCTGGCGGCACGAGGATATCAAGCGCCTTGGTGCGGAGACCGATTACCCGGAATTCCAACCTCATGTGACCATATCCTGGAGCGCGGCCAATCTCGATCTGTCGAAGATCGAACCTTACACGGGCAAGATCATGCTGGGCCCGGAGGTATTCGAGGAGGTCAAGGAAGACTGGCAAGCCAGCATCCGTGAGGAATGATGCTTCGCTATTCAATCGCGAAACTCGGCAGGCAGGTCGGGCGGAAAGCTGGCACCACGGCAATCCTCCCTGCCATCGAAGGGCGTCTGGGGACCGAGAAGGAGTATTACTCAACGCTTCGCTCCATGCTGACACAGATGGCGAAGGAGACGCGGGAGAGCATCTTGCCCGCCTACGAAGCGGAACAGCGCCAGAAGCGCGCTGAGCGGGCCTACAGCGGCGATGCGGGGCGTGACTGGTTCGTCATGCTCCGCCAGTTGGCAACGCAACTGTCTCGCGTGGCATCTGATACCGTTGACCGTATCCTTGGCCTGGAGAGCCAGCGGCATACCGAGACGTTCATGGCGACGGCAAAGCGGGCGCTCGGCATCGATCTGCGGGCCGTGGTGCAGCAAGAGGATCTTGTCGACTACCTCAGAGAGGCCGCGGCGCGGAATGCCTCTCTCATCACCGGCATGTCGGACGACCTCATCAAGGGGATCGAGCAGGCGGTCTACAACAACAGCATCGCCGGCAATTCGGTTGCGACCCTCCGCAAGGCTCTGCAAGAGCAATTCGGCGTAGCAGATCGTAGGGCAAAGCTGCTGGCCAGAGACCAGACGAGCAAGCTCAATTCGGACCTTAACCGCCGCCGGCAGGAGCAGGCGGGCGTCACATCATACACGTGGCTTACCAGTCGCGACGAGCGGGTGCGTGAGCGCCACCGTCGATTGGAAGGGAAGGTCTACAAGTGGGGTGAGGCGACGGGCGCCGAGCAAGGGCTTCCGCCCGGCCAGCCTATCAATTGCCGTTGCCTGGCTCGCGGGATTGTAGAGTTTTGAGCAGATCGTCGGTGGTCATTCTCGGGTCATCGAGAAAGACCACATCGGTAGTCTCAACAGCCCTCTTCAAGGCTCTGATATCGGCAGATAACGCTTCGATCTTGACCGACTGGTCGAGGATCAGCGTCTTCAACGCTCGGAACTGATCATCGGACATGGACACGTTTTCGGTCCCCAGAGAGTGGGAAGGGCAAGCGGCATTCGTGATTGGCGGCGGCCCTTCTGTCAAGGGTTTCGACTTCGACAGGTTGCGCGGCCGGAACGTCATCGCGGTCAACAATGCCGGCCTCGATCTCGCCCCATGGGCTCATGTCCTACTGTGGGCGGATCGCCGTTGGCTTGACTGGAACCATGATCGGCTAGGGCTGCATACCGGCAAATACAAGATCAGCCGGAAGCGCCCGCATATCGAGACGGGCCACGACATCAAGTTCATGCGGTTCATGCCGCGCCGCCTGTCTCATTGGCCGGACTCTCTCGGAGGGTGGTGTGGCGGCTCTTCAGCCATCAACCTCGCCTACCTGATGGGGGCAAAGGTCGTGGTGCTGATGGGCTTCGATATGAGGCCGGGGAACTACCATGACGATCATCAGCAGCCGCCCATCGCGGGGCAGCACAGGGATCGTTTCATTCCGACGCTTGAAGCCATGGAACCCGAACTGACGAAGGCGGGCGTCCTCGTGCTCAACACCAATCCGAGAAGCGCCCTGCGGTGCTTCCCCTTCGCTGACATCGAGGAATTGCTGTCCATGGATAATCTCGCCGCCGTCGAGCGCGAAAAGTACGTCGCCGTGTGGCAGCGTCAGGAATACCGGAAAGTCAGCCCGGGAATGCTGGAATGTGAAAGGGCCTTCACAGTCTGCCGGATGATGTCCAGCCAGACGCTCATCGATTTTGGCTCCGGGCCGGCGAGGGCCACGAAGTGGTTTGAAGAGAAGGGCCTTGACGCCGTTGCCGTCGATTTCGCGCCGAATGCGAGGGAGACGGACGTTCCGTTCATCGAAGCCTGCCTATGGGCGCTCCCGGAGGAGCTTCCCCCAGCTGATTACGGCTATTGCTGCGACGTGATGGAGCACATTCCGACGCACAAGATCGATGACGTGCTCGGCGGCATTTCGGCAAGGGTGAAGAGGACGGCATATTTCCGCATAGCCACGCGCCCCGACAAGATGGGGCCGAAGCTGCTTTCCCGCCCGCTCCACCTCACCGTGAAGGACGGGGAATGGTGGCGCCGGCAGGTTGAGGCTCATTTCGCGCTTGTCGACGTGATCGAGAACACCGGGCGGGATGTGATCCTCCTGGCGAGGCCGTAGGAGGCTGCCATGCAATTCGTTGATGCTGCACCGATCGCGGGGACGCGACGGACCGCAGACGGCTACCTGGTGGCCGAGGTCCGCACCGCGCGCACCGGCATTCAGGATTATGCGGGCTTTGAGGTCGGCAAGCCCGACATGCCTATCGTCAAGGTCTACCGGCCTGCCGATCAGGTGTTCTCGAAAGACAGCATGGGCAGCTACGCCCACAAACCCGTGACAAACGACCACCCGGCGGAAGCTGTCAGCGCCACGAACTGGAAAGACCTTGCCGTCGGCCAGATCGGCGATGAAGTGGCCCGTGACGGTGAATTCGTGCGCATCCCGCTCGTCGTCATGGATGCTGCGGCGATCAAGCTCGTTGAGGACGGTAAGCGCGAACTGTCTGCCGGCTACGTCTGTGACCTTGCTTTTGAGGCTGGTGTAGCGCCGGACGGGCAGGCCTACGACGCCATTCAGAAGGATATCCGGATCAACCACGTTGCGATTGTCCAGAACGGTCGCGCGGGTTCCAAGGCTCGCATCGGCGACGGTGCGATTTCGTGGGGCGTTGCCCCTGTGACCAATGATCAGCAACCCGAAAAGGAAAAGATCATGACCCTGAAGACGGTTACCGTCGATGGCATCCCGGTCGAAGTAACCGACCAGGGGGCCACGGTGATCGGCACGCTGCAGTCGCGACTTGCCGATGCCAACACGAAGTTCGCCGACGCCGAGAAGGCACATCAGACGGCCATCGCCGCCAAGGATGCCGAACTCGCCAAGAAGGACGCCGAAATCGACGCCCTGAAGGCCAAGGTTCTCGACGAAAAGGCGCTCGACGCCAAGGTTCAGGCCCGCGCCGACCTGATTTCCCTCGCCGGCAAGATCGCCAAGGACGTCAAGACGGAAGGCCTGACCGACGCTGAAATCCGCAAGGCCGTCGTCGTCGCCAAGGTCGGCGATGCGGCGATCAAGGGCAAGCCGGAAGCCTACATCGACGCCCGTTTCGACATCCTCGCGGACGAAGCGAAGGCAACGGCGGATCCGGTTCGCGGTGCCCTGCTCAATCGCGACACGACCATCAAGCCCACGGACAACGGCCAGGCTGCCTATGAGCAGCGCCTCGCCGATGCGTGGAAGCCGAAGAAGGAGGCCTAACCGATGGCTGTACAGACCACCTACAACGAGACGATGGACGCCGCTCGCGCCGGCCAGATCGCCAACATGGAACCCGTCGACCTGATCTCCCGCACCGTCGCTGATGCCGCTGGCATCGGCTTCGGCAAGGTCGTCCAGGAAGCGGCGGCAGATGGCTCCAAGGACGGGCAGTGCACCGCCGACCTCGATACGGCGGACATGGACGCCTACAAGTTCCTCGGCGTCACCGTGCGCGAGCGTTCGGTACGTCCGGAAACGCCCAATGCGTTCGCTCAGTACGAAAGTGCACGCATCATGCGTAAGGGCGTGATCTGGGTCGAAGTCGCTGGTGCGGTTTCGGCGGGACAGGACGTCACTGTCACCCTCGCCAGCGGCGTTCTCGGCACGGCTGCCGTTGGCGCTGGCGTCGTCGCCATCCCGAACGCCCGATGGGAGTCCTCCACTTCCGGCGCCGGGCTCGCAAAGCTCCGTCTCGGCTAATCGAAAGGAACCGATCAATGAACCCGAACTTCCAGTTCGACGCGCAGGCCGCGATGGGCTTTGTGGTCTCCCAGACCACGCATGTCGAGACCGCCGTCAACGAGACCATCTATCCGGATATTCAGTATCCGGCGCTCATCCCGGTCGACACGTCGGCGCATCCCTTCGCGCAGACCGTCACCTATTACTCCTCCGACAAGTTCGGCAAGGCCGACTGGATCAACGGCAACGCCGATGACATCCCGCTCGCCGGTACTGAACTGACCCAGCACAAGACGTCGGTCTACACGGCCGGCATCGGCTACGGCTGGGGATGGGAAGAGGTCAACGTCGCCATGATGCTCGGCCGGAATCTGCCGAACGATGACGCCATGGCCGCCCGCCGGGCCTATGAGGAAATGGTGGACCGTGTTGCCCTCGCCGGTGACGCCACCAAGAACTTCCAGGGCCTCATCGACAACTCGGCCATCACGCCGACCGGCGCGACCAACGGCGATTGGGGTGGGACCGGGACGACCGAGGACGAGGTACTGGCCGACGTCAACGACGCGATTCTCGCGACGGCGACGGACACCAAGTACACGTCCATCGCCGACACGCTGCTGCTCTCCAACGGGAAGCTGAACTATCTGGCAACGACCCGCCTCGGCGATACCGAGACGACGCTGCTGAAGTTCCTGCGCGAGAACAACACGTTCACGGCAACGACGGGGCGTCCGCTCACGATCCGCGGCGTGCGCGGCCTCGAAACGGCCGGCGTCGGCAATACCGAGCGCATGATCGCCTATCGCCGTGACCCGCAGGTGCTGAAGCTGCACATTCCGATGCCGCACCGCTTCCTCGGCGTCTACCAGGACGGCCCGCTGCATTGGGTTGTCCCCGGCGTCTTCCGCCTCGGCGGCCTCGACATCCGGCGCCCGCTGGAAGTCAAGTATCGCGACGGCATCTGATCATGGCTGTCGTCGTCTCGAAGCACAAAGGTCCGCTCGGTCTTCCGCGCGGGCCTGTTCTCCGGCCTGGCATCGAAACCAATGTCGACCAGTGGCCGTATATCAGGAACCATGCCGTCGTTAAGGCATGGCTCGCAGCCGGCGTCCTCTCTGTCGTCGGGGAGGAGCGTGAAGAGCCCGCGCCTGCCGATCCTCCGGAAGGTGAGGGCGAGGGGAAGCCCACGCCGGAGGCTGACGAAGAACTCGAAAAGCTCCGTAGCGAGGCAAAGGAGCTTGGCATTGCGCCGCATTGGCGTTGGACCAAGGAAACCCTTCGCGAGAAGATCGACGCCAAGCTGGCGGAGTAACCAATGACCTATGTGACGCCGACGCCGGAATTGTTCAAAGCCCGTTTCCCAGAGTTCACCGGAGTATCCAGCACGCTTGTCGGGCTGATGCTTTCGGAAGCGATCGAGCGTGTCGGCGTCACATGGTTGGAGAGGGACAGGGCGAGGGCGCAGATGTACCTAACCGCGCATCTCCTCGCCATGGAAGGCGAGCCCGCCCGTTCGGCCGCGATTGCAAATGGAGGCTCTGGCGGAGAGACGTTGCTTAACGGCGCGGTGAAGCGGCGCAGGGTTGGCGATGTGGAGACGGAATTTGCCGGCGTATCCTCGGGGGATGGGAGCGGCTCAGGCGCGATGGCCTCTTATGGCTCAACCGCCTATGGCCGCCGGTTCCTCGAACTGATGCGGCTGAACTTCCCGTCTGTCGCCGCCGTATGACCTTCACCATTTCGGTCAAGCGGACCAGACACATAGACCTCTCCAAGGTGCAGGCAAGCCTGCGAGGGCCAACGATTGTGAAAGTCGGGTTCCCTGCCGGCGAGGCAGACGCCGATAACATCCAAAAGGCGGTGTGGAACGAATTCGGCACGCGCGGCGGGGCGTCAGGTGGCGGATGGGGCGGCCCTATCCCGGAACGCCCATTCCTGCGCAACGCCATGCGTGACAACACCACGAAGTATCGTAACGGTATGAAGGCCTCGGCCGCGAAGCTGCTCACCGGCAAGACGACAATCACGGTTGTCTTGTCGAAGCTTGGTATTCTCGCGCAGGGCGACATCCAGGAAGAAATAACCGCTCTTTCGAGCCCGCCGAACAGTCCCGCTACCGTCGAACTCAAGGGCTCCAGCAACCCTCTCATCGACAGCGGCGAGATGCGCGGAGCCGTAACCTATAAGGTCGACAAGCGATGATCGATATTGCTGTGGCGATTGATGGCGAAGCGGTCAGCGTCTCGATTACCCGTCAAGGTTCGGGAGGCTACTGGAACGACGATGGTGAATGGGTTCCAGGTGGTCCGTCAACCTCGACGATTAAGGCCGCCATCCAGCCGGCCAACGGCAATCAGCTGATGGACTTGCCGGAAGGCCTGCGCGTGGAAGCCCGCTGGCTGCTGTGGAGCCGTTCCGAGGTGAAGCTGGACGATGCGATTACCTCGGGCGGCGTGTCCTACCGGGTGATGTATCTCTGGCCTCGCATGGAGGGCGGGTTCTATCGCGCGGCGATGGGGAGGCTGGGTTAAAAGCAGTCGGCCCGGTCAAGCGAGATGCCAAAGCTTGGCACGTATGGCTTGATTTCAGGCTTCCCGAGTTTGCGGCGGGCTTCATTGTCTTCCGCAAGTGAGCGGTCAAAGAAACGGCTCGCACCATCTACATAGAAAGCAGGAGCACCGAGGCCGGTCTCGTACATGAATGGGGGATCGTCGGTCGGCGCGATAGTCCAACCCTCGAAAGCATCGGTTCCGAAATCGTCATCGATCCACATGATGTCGCGGGCGGCAAAGCAGATAGTCTTTCCGTCCTTGTCGGTCATGCGCTCGCCCTTGGCGATGAAGATGTCCTTGAACATTCGGCGCTCCTTTGAAGAGCCGACACCATAGCACACGGGGAAACGGCCCACCATGACCAACGATGAAGTCTGGAGCGCCGTCGTCCGCTGGGTGAAGGCGAAGACCGGCAAGATCACCATCAAGTCGCACCAGAGCGGGCCATCCCCGGCAACGCCTTATGCCATGGTCAACTTCACCGGCGCCGCTGAGGTTCGGCGCTGGCACTCGAACGTCGAATACGAACACGCTGATACCGGAAATATCGATACCGGGGACGTCTATCCTGACGTCACGGCCCGCCCTGTCATTGAAATGGAATGGCGGTTCTCGGTTCACGCTTACGGCGAGGATCCGACGGATGTTCTTCGCCCCATCGTGTCGGCGCAGAAGCTGACCCAGACAATGGAGCCGCTGTTCCCGAACCTGACGGTTCATGAAATCTCACAGATCCGGAACGTGCCCGACTGGATCAACGAGCAATGGCAACCAAGGGCACAGATGGACCTCATCGTCCGCGGCATCATCCGCGATAGCGCGGGAACTGTCGAAACCGTCGAAGAAACGTCGCCGATAATCATTGAGCGGCAGGACTAGCAACCCACCAGAAAGGAAAGCCCGATGGCTGTTCTTCCGATTTCGCGCAATGTTCGTGTGAGCATTACGCGGCAGAATCGCTTTGCGACCCGTCGAGGCTTCGGCGTGCCGCTTCTTCTCACGTCCGAAAGTGTGGCTGACGTCCTCGACGCCGCCAAGCCCGTCTTCTATGCGTCGTCGATCGATGAGGTTGCCGCGCACTGGAATGCTGGCGATGCGCCATATGACGCCGCACTGGCCGCGTTCTCGCAGAACCCGCGCCCTCTCCAGATCGCGTTCGGCTACTACGAGGCGAGTACCGGCCTGACGGCGAATGATCTTTCCGACGCTCTCGATGCCATCCAGGACTATGACACCGGCTGGTACTGGATCGACGTCGAGCCCGCGCTTCGCGATACCGACGCGCTCGACGGCCTCGTTTCGTGGGTGGAAGCGCAGACGAAGTTCGCGATCATCACGTCCAACGACCCGCTGCTGAAGAATGCGGC